GATTTCGAGGGGACAAAGTTGCACGTTTCAGGGGCATTATGGGTCTTTTCGAGCAGCGGAAGATCATCTTTAATAAGTATCGCAAGTTCCAGGCACTCAAAGAAGAGATCGTTAACTTTGGCGTTAGCTCACATGATGACTGTGTTGACGCACTGGTGTGGCTTTGCAACGGTCTTATGACAAGGGGAAAACTAGAGTTAGAGTATTGACGATTTAAACTATAGTTATCAAACGCGATGTCACCCAGCTATTACGAAGTGGAACTCGAGCAAGATGCTTATGGTTCTGCTGTCATTCCACTACCTGATGAGTTGTGCCACGATCTAGCTCTTCAACCCAATGAACGCTTTGACGTTGAAGCAGAAGATGGTGTGATTACTTTCAAACGTGTTGAAGCTGGTTACGATATTGATCAGTAGACCTCTAAAACAGAATGGGCGATAGTGCTAAATCCCAAATCGAGTCTATCATTAAGGCGGTAGTAACTCGCGACAGTACAGGCCCTGCAGACACCATGCTGGTGAGTGCACACCTGTCTCAAATGAAAATGTTTGGGATCAGGCAGGGCGTGGAGTTCTACCCCCAGCAGGATAACTTCGGCACTCAGCGCTATGACTTTATCCAACAAGTCATCAAATTCAACAAACTTGATGCACGCCTCGACTCCATCTGGGATCGTTTCCTGGCTTACGGTAAGGGATTGTTCTATATCCGACCAACTCAGAAAACTTATCGTATTTATTGGTTCGACCGCGATTCTTATCGGACTTACTACTCTCCCGAAGGTGACTTAGAAGAAGTCATCATTATCTATCCCTACAAGGTAAAGTCAACCAAAGGTTTCCAGGGAGTAGGCCTTAGCACTGACAAGCGGTACATGCGGTTGAGGATCACCGCCACCGAAATTCAAGAGCAACACAGCGAGCATGAAATTGGGTTTGACAACCCTGACCTTGAGTACGCCTTTACAGACACAAAGACACTCAAGAACACAATGGAGTTTATTCCTTGTGTTGAGGTTCTCAATAACCCAGACGCTTTCGGGACTGAGGGAAGTGGTGAATTTGAATTGCTTGCGAACCAGATCCTCGCGCACGACGAGATGGTCAAGAACATTCGTGCAAACCTTTCTTTCTTCGGCAACCCTACTCTTCTGTCTTCTCGACCGAAACAGGACATTGTCGAGTACGACAAAGACCAACCTGGTCAGCGCCCGAGTATCTCAAGCCAATCTGGATTTGAATCCGAGTTCAATTTATCCAGTTCTACATACAAACAAGATCCGATTACTCGTCAGTCTCCAGGCTATATAGGCAAGCCTGGATCGGGCATGCGTGTGCCCCGCGTGATTGCAAACCTGGAGCCAACTGATCGTGTTGGTTTTATTACGCCTAATGCGGTCAGTACTGACCAGGCGCGTTATGCCGAGCAGCTTCGAAGCGAGATTCGTCTTGCTCTTGGAGGCATCGATGACTTAAGTATTACTAACGTCACAGCCACCGAATACAAGTCGGCATATGGACGTGTAAGTGCTACAGCAAAGAAAAAAGCTTTACAGCTTTACACATACGGTATTTGTAAGTGTCTCGAATTAGTAATTTTTCAGGAAGAACAGATCTTCCGTAAGTCACTTGCCTACGCAATTAAATTAAAGTATCCGCAACTTCCGGAGGATCCAGATGACAAAGCGTTAGAAAAATACGACAAACAAAAAGCTAAGTACGAGGAAAAGCTGCAAGCAGCTATCGACGAAGCTATTGACACGCAAGAAGTCCCTCCCGGGGTTCTAGGCCTCGCGCCAGATGGTGACAGATCTGTCCTTTGGCGTTGGCTTGGTCCTGTGTATGAAGACACCACACAGGATAAACTCAACCAGTCTATTTTCACCAGAAACTTGCAAGAGTTAGGTGTTGATAGCATTGAAGCACTGAAGTATTTATTCCCTTCTAAAACGGATGATGAGATCGCGGGCATGCTCTCCGGTTTCCCATTCCGTGTGGTAGGGGAAGTACAGAGGGCTTACTCCGCATTTATTGATTTAATCAATCAAGAAATGAGGACACCACATCCGCAGCAACCCAATCTTCCTATGGCTGCGGATCCGAGATTAGATCTCACCCCCTTCCTTTATCGCACACTTGAAAGCCTACAAAAAGAGGTAACCTATGCAGGCCGATACCGCAATGCCGACCCAATCGGCACCCCAAGTATCCCCGACCCAACCGAGCAGCTACGCGGCGCCGACGCAGACGGCAGCGCAAGCACCGGCGGTTTCAACGAATTCCCAATGGGTGGCGCCTTATCAGCAGGCGACGGCCCCAGCCCCGCAAATGCAGGCCCAGATGGGGACAGCCCAAGCGCCGGGCTCAACCCCTACTCCGTACGCCTACCAGACACCCCAGGCGGCTCCACAAGCGGAGAACCCTTACAAGGACGCGTTCAACCGGGTGGTGGGGCTCCTGAGTTCACCAGTCCAGTTCCCGTCCCTGGGTCAACAATCGAATCCAGCTCAAGGGATCGACCCGGCCAGCTACGGTTCCCAACAAACGACCCAGTTCAACAACCTGGCAGCGCAGACTTATTCGCCTTCGATCAACAGCAACCAGGAATACTCCAACGGCTATTCCCAAACTTCGCCGGATCCGATGGAGATCTCGGACGAGATGCTGCTGGCAAACGGCGTAAGTGAGGAAAGCCTTGACGTTATTGATCACTTCGGACCTGATGCTGCAGCAATCGTCAACGAGTATGCTTGCAACGTTGAGGACGCTCTGATTCAAACCCATCAGCAGCTGAACGAAGCCGTCACTCTGCTCCAGGAACTGTCAAATGAGCACGCTGCTTATGAGCAGATCCTCACTGATCCTGACGTTCTCGCTGATTACACTTGTGAGTTCTTCGGCGAAAACGGTCCTCATCCCGTTGAGGATGACGAGCCTACCTATGGTTCTGGAATGACCGTTGGACAACAGTTCCAGCAAGTCGCCCCTCAGCAGGTGGCTCCTGAGCGTCCCACCATGCCGATCCCTCCTCAGCCTCAAGCACCTTCTAATGCTGGCGATTTCTGGAACAGCTTCGGCAACCTCGCCGATCGCGATCCTGCCAACGCCTGGCGTTATCTGAACTCAGCACAACAAAGTCCTGAGATCTTCCGCAACAAGCTCCTCGTGATGGAGTGATACTTAAACTTAATTGAGTTTAGAATGGGGGTAGGAAACTGCCCCCTATTTTTTTATTATGAAAGACAAGAAAAAGGGAGCTAGGCAAAAGGCAGATGAGTTTCTTGCGGCTTATGGAACTGCAGGAGGACCTATCGGATCTCCTGGATTAGTTCAGTTCGGCGCTGGAGATACTGCGAACCAGGTTATGTCGGGAAACATCGATGAATACGGTGCAATCCGGCAAGAAGGCACTGGCTCTCAGATTGGTAATCAGCAGGCTGCAGCACCCGCCATGCCTCGCGATTTAGATAGCTCTTATCTCAAACTCAATCTCCCTGGCTCACCTCTTCCAACCAACGGATTGTTCACTCCTCAGATGTTAAGTACAGCTGAGATTGTTCAGAATCAGATTATGACGGACAATCAGCTTGAGATGATTAAGAATATGCGACCCGTTGGTCAATTGATGCTGGGCGATCTACCCCAAACCTATGATCAGGACTAAAAAATGAACAAAGCCAATGCAAAAAAGGCTGTCAATAAAGCAATGATGGCTAAAGTCATGCTTGAAATGGCAGCTGCCCAGGGTCCTATTAATCCTGAGATTCAAGCTGCAAGCCCTGCACTTCAACCTCTCGATGGTTTTGTTAACCCCATGCGTCCTATGGGTGTGGTGAACTCAGGTCCTTATTCACCTGGCAATATGATCGGTGGCTACAACCTTGGCTATGGTCAGTTTGTGAATCCTGAGGCTTAAATAAGGCTGTTGATAAAGCGTTGCTATAATTTTTTGTAATGGAGCGAAAAGTTCCATATTTCGAGGATTTTTGTCCTCAAGTATCAGCGCTTAAAACTTAGCTGAGAAATCATTATGTTCATCGATAACGACTTTCCCAAGCTGTTGGGCGCGGAACTTTACCGCCCCCACCCGGCTTATGTCGTGGAGATGGCTTGCGAGCCCGTCGTAGTCCACGACTTCACCAAGCAGCCTGGTCAGACTGTGCAGCTGGATCGTTACCGTTTCTTCGGTAACCCCGGCACCAAGACCAGCCGCGAGCGTACCCAAGACCAAACGATCGGTACTGCCAACAGCCGTTCGATCGTTAAGGACAAGGTGCTTGTGTCTCTGCGTGAGTACACCGGCCCTGCGGATCCGAATAACACCAACCTCCCGAGCACCTTCAAAATTGCTCGTGAGACCCTGATGACCGCTCAGCGTCTTCTGCTGGACACCGGGAACCTCAACATGTTCCACCAGTCCATCGGTTCGCTGACTCTGCTCGACGACTATCGTCGTTGGCGCGATCGTGTGTTCCTGGACGAGCTGTTCAAGTCTGAGTCTCGTGGCCAGTCCAGCGACACCCAAGGCGGCTACTACTATCCCAACGACCATTCGAAGACTGGCGTTACTGTCGGTGCTTACACCGCAACCGAGTACGCTTCTGAGCGCTTCAAGTTCAACGTTAAGACCGACCTTCTGAACGTTGTCAAGAGCCTGCGCAAGCGCAACGTCCCTGTGTTCCAAGACGGTTACTACCGTTGTATCGCTGATCCTTCCTTCATGAAGGACCTGCGTGCTGACCAGGGCTTCCGCGAAGTGGCTCGTTATCCTGGCATGGGCGCCCCCAACCCTCTGATGGGTATGTCCGCTCCTAACGCTGCCCTGTATCAGGGTGGTCAGTATGGCCAGGCTCAGTTCGTGGCTGGAGAGCCCGTCATGCCTTCCGGATTTGTGTTCGAAGGTGTGCGCTTCTTCGAGTCCACCAACTTCCCCAGCAAGACTGCAACTGTTGACATTGGCGATGGTTCCGGCGCGGTTGCTGGTCGTTCAACTCCTGCAGGTCTGTTCTTCGGTCCTCAGGCTGTTGGTGTCGGTATCGGCGGTCCTAACGCTCAGGTGCTCATCAACAACAACGACGATTTCAGCCGCTTCATCATCCTGATTTGGCAGCTGTACGCCGGTTTCGCGAACCTGAATAAGGACTTCGTGACCACCGCCTTCACCATTACTGAGTGATAAAGGAGGTACGTAACTAATGGCATCTTACACTGCTGAAAAGGGCGCTA